AAGATTAGACGCAGGGGAGGCAGCAGTAGTACTGCGTTTTATTCTAAGTGTTTGTGCCATTTATAACTCCGGGTAGCCCTAAAAGGCTCCTGCGTCTAGTGTATCTGAGTCACTACCAGCTGCCCCTACTATTATAGGAACCCACTGAAATACACCAGTACTAGTTTCGCGATATACTTTTAATTCATCATCATCTGTATCATACCAGATGTCGCCTTCACCTACAGTGGGGCCGGTTGGGACACTAGGTCCTCTGAAATTTTGGTCTGCTAATTGTTGTATTGCTTCGGAGACATTAGTAGCAGTAAGTGACCCGTAGGGCGAGAAGTCTATTGCCGCTGCAGATTGAGCTACAGGAATAGCAAAGTTATTTACATGTACATTGGTAAACTGCTCCCCCATAGATACAGAAATACCATTTGAACTAGATACTGCTACTTTTGTTACTTCTTCGGTTACAGCTACATTTACGGATGCAGCACTCACTATCTGGTTACCTCGGGATTTATAGTAACAGTTCCCTCAATTAGTCTCTTTACTACTACGTCACTACCTGTAAAGATTTCAAGATCATAGACGTAGGCTCCAGGAGTCATAGCAGTAGTAGTAGCCGCTGCTATACTTAGTTTCATAACTCCTGCAGTAGGAAGACCTACTATCGTGCAAACGAACGAAGCGGCCACTGTTGAAGAGGTATGTGTTGAGCGTATCTGTGCCCTACCAGAATATCCAGTAAGATTTTTAGCCGCTGATTGCTCAGTAATTGTCAGATCAATAGCAAAGTCGGATCCTTGGTCAACCACTAAGTTATATGTTCCTGCACTCATGTCCTGTTCTCCATTGTGAAATTATATCCTAAAGGACATACTTAGTCAAGTTTTATTTTTTGGGTGGTTACTAAGATAATTTACCTATAATAACACGCGTCTTAGTTACGCCCAAAGTCGTTTCTTTAATTGTAATCTTAGGTGTAGTTCCCCCTTCAATTTCAACCCCTGTACCTACTGATATCGTTCCAGCTAAATCACTATCGTTTATCTTCATTCCGGTGTCGTCAATATAAAACTGGGGAGTACGAAGTCTTTTTTGAACTAAATCAATGTGCATTCCACTAGTTGCAAAGTTACCGTTAGCATCGACACCATACACAGCGCCTGTACTCTGTATCACTCCTGTAGTAATATTATTACCGTGTATGACTGTATTGGTATCGTTGCTAAGATCCGTAAAGGCAACTACTCCGGAAAAATTATGTATAATATGAGGCGCTCCATAAACAAGATTAGCGCCGGTGGCAGTACCATTTATAGTAGTTTCTTCTATAGCTTTAACACTGCAAGCATAATAAAATAGCTTTTGATTACTAGCGTTTCTAGTAGCGAAATTAGGGGCTTCAAAAGACCACTTATTTGATGTTAGAACACCCGCAATATCAGTATTACCAGTAAAGCCTACCCCCGCAAAGGTCAAAGTGCCCCCCGTTAGTTGGGAAGGGGGCACATTTGGTGAACCATCCCCATTAGTATCGGGTACTCCTGAACCATAGAATAAAGTTCCCACAAAAGTTTGCCTACCCGAGTTACCTATCCCTCCTGCTATAGCTTTACTAACACTGAATACTCTACTAGCTATTATAGTACTGGCATTACCATCTACTGTCGATCGTGCAGTAATTGTAAAGTTAGCAAAGGTATTAGCACCGTGCCATCCTGTTAATACCTGATTTAGAAAGTACTCCCCCGTTGTATTAGCAGTAGAGGCAGCACTAGAGGATAGATTAATACCAAGGTTGTCAAGGTACCCGTTGCTCTGCTCAGTAGACGGATCAGGACCACCTGCTGTCTGTAGAGAACAAGTATAGTACACTCCGGAGGTAAGCTCTGTTAGCCCATCAAATACCTTCATCTCCCCTAAAGGGTTTGAGGAGGATCCAAGAAGTGCGCTATTTACAGTTCCATTGCTTGCAGCAGATATAGTTATATTTTCATTAGTAAGGTATGCGGATATAACCCCCTCTTTTAAACGATTAACCGTTTGGGAGTCAAGGGCTGATAAGTTTGTAACACTTTCGGTTACTACACAAGATACTATATCCCCTGCAGATCCCGGGGAAGTAGTATAAGTAGCTGCTTTTGAAAAGGCATAAGTTGAACCAGTTCCCCCAACCACCGCAGAGCCATTTAGACTCCACTGAAAGGACGGACTACCCGTAAACCCCGTGTGACTGGCGGTAAAGATTATAGTACCACTGGTAATTACGGCCCCTTGCGGATTATATTTAACAAAGTATTGTGGGGCTGTTATTCTAACTGATTTACCTACAGCACCATCGACTCCAAACTGCGCGGCAAGAATAGCAGTAGACCAATTATTGCTAGCAATAGTAATGCTGGATGCCTTAGCTATTGATGGAGCCGTTATCTTCCATAGATATTTCTCATTTGAGACAGGGCTTTCCGCAGCCGGTATCCAAGAGCCAAAACCTGTAGTAGACCCGTCAGGATTAGATACATTTCCTGCTGAGTTTTTTATTAGTCCGTCTGCAAATGTATACGTTAAAGTGGCACTAGGGTCACTTGGAGCTGTGCTATTATTAGTTCTTTGATACAGCTCTGCAACGGCACTATTAAAGCCATCATCGCCTGTGAACTGTATTGGAGTAGTCCACTCCGAGCGTAGAATCTCATCTGTGTCGCCAGCACTGCTAACACTAGCTGCTGATACCCAGATTTTACCCCCCGCAAGACTTGTATCTGTAGGAGTAGTAAACCAACCTGTTGCAGCGCCGGAATTAAATATCTGATAAGTAGCGCTTATCGAGTAGCCTGTCGCAGCCACTAGCTTTCCAGTACTCATATTAACTGTTGCATTATTAGGAAAAGTAGGGCTGGACATAGTCGCTGGGCTAGTAGGAGCAGCTACCGACATTTTGTATATATAAATTAATGCTGCTGAATTACCTGCAGCACCTTCTTTAAGTTTAGATACAGAAAATACAGAGGATTTAGTGGTAGCAGCGTTGTCCGGGTCAAGAGCCTCTCTTACAGTAACAGTATAATCTAAAGTACTGGCACTATAGGCTATAGCGGTTTGATTGTGCACCTGAAAAGTCCTAACTCCATTAGTTCCTGCAGTAAATCCGCTCTCTGCGCTTCCTGTAGTAGTATTTAAACCTGTACCTGTAAATCTAAACTCAGGGTTTGTAAACCCCAAACCTGTAGCTGTTAAAATAATACCCCCACTAGGTATAGTGGTTGTCTGAGCTTCTGCTGCATTATAACTTAAAGTTCCTAGATTAGAGGTTAATAATACATTCTTTCCTGTCCCCTCAAGTTCAGGAGTGATCTGCAGGAAGGACATTGCATTACTTGTCCCACCCAAGGTGTATGTAGTATTGCTAGCATTATAGGCAACCGGAGCGATTAAAAAATCCTCTTCATAGTCGATTTCTAGTTCCTGATGGCTTATTGCGAGCCCTCCAGCAGAAGCTTGACCCCAAGGCCTATCAACATATATTACGGTACTGCTCTCAATTAAGGCCACTTTTGCAGCGTAGTCATTGCCTATAGTAAGTACAGTCCCTATTTCTAAATTAGAAAGAGATACCCCTACTACCTTTCTTGAGTTTGATACCATTGCACAAGTACCAAGGCTTGTCCATATGCTAGATGGACTATTTATAAATTTAGTCCCGTCATACCAATATTCTATCTGGCCCCCATAAGTAGTACTAAGCGTCTTTAACGCAACTAATTTCAAGGCATTAGCGGAGCCACTATTAGCGTCTAATTTACTGAAATCCATCATCAAATACCCTAAGTCAACTCCATCCTGTTGATTAGGCCAATTAGCATGTGCAAGAGGGGTGCAGGAAAGGCCATAAGTATTAGAATCTGCCTGTGTATTTCTCTTAGCCTTAGTTATATCTCGTAAAGGTGCTGCAGCATAAGATGAAGTACCAAACTTAATAGTCCCTTTCTGAGATCCAGTATTCACCATAGCTACGTCACTAGTACTATAACCCCCTTTTACAAACCCGTTTATTCGAGGATACGCTCCTGAGAAACTATCAAGCACCTCTATTTGCGCTACTGTCTTTGCCGACGATTTATTACCTGCCAGAGTTTGTATACCTACAGAGTGTATGCCATCAGTAACTTGGTCAAACCTTAGGTAGCGTCTCCAAGACCTAACTTCCTCCCCGCTTTTAATATCGCTACCTTCCTTTTGGTCTCCAAAAGTATGGAATATCCTATATCCAGAAACGTGCTCATACTCCGTAGAAATACCCGAAGTTCCTGTAGCCAGCGGAGCGTCCCACTCTACTAGTACTTCTTCTCCTCCCCGACTGGGATCAGGAGTTTTTAAGATTCTCAAACCTATCGGGGCAGGAATATTTGTACTTGTCTCCGGAGGGTACAAAGGGTCTATAACAGCAGTAGTAAACTCTTTATCAACAGCATCAAATTTACCGGGGTGATACTCAGCCGCAACTATACCTAACTCCCCCTCGCTCTCTTCGGATATGTTCATTATTTTATACTGTCTATAGGAAGCTGCAGTAGCAATATTAGTAGAAGTGGATACTTGTTTTATAGCCCACATATCACCACTAGTAGGTAAAACTGAGAACGCAGTGGCTATAGGTATTGTATCCCTTCCGTCTGCATTTGAAGTACTTCCTGTTGTTAGAAGTCTCTCTTCTATAACCGTTTCTTCGATATACTGCAAGTGTAGTAGCTTACCGGAGGTATCCTCAGCACTCTCTACTCTCCGTTTTGTAGCATCTTCATCGCTATCTAATAAAGTTATAGCAGTACCTGCTATAGTTGCAGAGGTTACTACATCTCCTCTAGTAAGGGCCTGAGAGCCCCCTCCTACTAGAGATACGGTTGCGCTATCTTGGTTAAGAAGTATTGTTCTCTTAGGCAGTACAACAGCAATAGTATAAGTATACCCGCTCGCAAAGTGACTGGATATAGTTCTATCAATAGTAATACTACTACTAGTGGCAGAACTGACTCTACCACTAAAAGGTATCTTAAAGTCTGCTTCGTCTTGTATATTGACTATATCACCAGGACCTAGGAAGGCTGCGTTTGTTGAAGTTTTAAAATTAACTATTTCGGTTTGGTTTATTGCTGTCCATAACTTCCACCTACCATATCGTATTGCTTGACCTTCGGAGGTGCAACCAAATGCGACTGCCTTCTCCGTTTTAATTTTTCCTGTTCGAATCTGGTTTTCCCTATCCTCCACTAAAAGAGGCTCTATCTTATACTCTGCATCAGGGTTATTCCAATCGACGGAGATTTGGTTAACTCTAGTTTGACTTCCTGTGGATTCAAAACTGAAGTCGCCGTCTATAACATTGGCTCTTGTAAAAGTATATACTGGTTCTTTCTTCTCATCAATTACAGGAATAAACTGAGAGTTACTCCAGTATAGAATACCACGAAATACAGTAGCCATATCTTTTAATACTTTATACGCGTCTGTAGCTTTTGTCAAGTATATATTGGATCTAAAGCGAGGCTCCGTCCCTCCCTTGCCATCTGGTACTAACTCATCGCAATACTTTGAAATCTTATATAACGAGTACTTATCTATATCTGTGGATCTTAGATAATCCCCTAACCCATATCTGTTATTCGTTAGGATATCATAGAATACCCAAGCAGGGTTATCTGTATAAACTTTCTCAGCTTGGAAGCCGCCATTCCACAGTTGGTTATTAGCTGTTACAGTGCCAGCAGCGTTTCTAGTATATAAGGCGTTCAGACCATCATTAGACTCCCTTGTAACATAGTTAGAAGGTACTAAAACTTTCATACCTTGACATAGATATGACCTAGTAGGAGGGCCGCTGAAAGACTTGGAGCTAAAAGATACATTAGCAATAGCAGTGTACGGAAAATTTAATTGCTCTTTTATTATACCTACTACACTTGATATCGTCGCTGTATACGTTCCTTTGTGCCGATTTTTAGCATGCGTTAAACCCGTGGTAATGCCTCCACCACGTTTCGCACTTCCTGAGCTATCTGCCGCGTCGTGCTTAGTTAGCCTAGTAATTCTTATTTTGAAACCCCTAAAGGGTTTAAACTCTAGTAGGCTGAGTCTCATCTCAAAAGTTACAGCACTTTTGAATTTCCCAGAGTGCTTCCATACAGCTATCCCCTCGTAAGAGGCCCCAGAAGGGCCTGGTATAGTTATAAACTCTTCTGACCCTCCAGTGTCGGGGGCTACTTCTATTTTATAAGCAACACCTGCAGGATAAACATTACCGCTCTCGTTACTTTGAAGATATATCCCTGAGGGATAATTAATTAGTATCTTCACCTCATCGATCTCTGATGCTTGAGCTCCGCTCATATTGATAACTTTTGCAGCGTCTTTCTCAAGTGCCCCCGAAGGAGGAGTTATTGCTACAGAAGAAGTTCCCACTCCTTCTATAGTAGGTAATGCAGGCTGATTAAGAGTTCCTGTGTTAAAGCTCCACCCTGAGTTTTCGTATTTTTCTTCTAGTTTGGCTGTCTCTGCTCCTTCCGCGTCATTATCCATTACGGCTTGTGTTATACCAAAATTATACTTAGTAGTTCCATTTCCAAAGCCTGGATTTGCAGCTAAAGTAATGATATTACCAGAAATATTAGTTATCTCTAGGAAGGCCCCTACCTGTAAGGTATGTGTTACTCCACTTGCTAAATCCTGCTCGGTCATTAACTGTTTCCAGCTTAGGCCTCCACCCCACGTAAACTTAGCGGTTTGAGCACTGACGTCTACCTCGGTTAAACCCCCTATTATAGTATGCCCGCTTTTTGACATTTTCAAACTAGCAAATCTGGTGCCATTTACAGGCTTGGTAACAATGGTATTACTCGCATGCGTAGTATCATGTTCCCAGTTAGCAACCATACTATCACCGGCTGTCTTAGTTAGAGTAGCTTTCCCACCTATAGGAATTGTTGTGACTGCTAGGCCGCTGCCTCCGCTAAACATATAAACTTGAGTAGAACTAGGTGCAGTTAAGTCTGAGGTGGAAACAGTAGCACTATATACATCGTATACCATAAGGTACTTAGTTCCGCTGTTCCCTTTTAAAGCATTAAAAACGTTACCCCCTGGATTAACGGTAGCAGTAGTTGAGTTAGTATTAAGAGTAATAGTCATGCCGTCGGGAGCACTGAAACTAGATTGCTCGCTGGATTGCAGGGAGTCTCCATTTAGAAATATACCATTGCCTCCGTTGACAAGGCCTGCTATAGGCCCTTCAGATATGAGGTCGGTTACCATTATGGTTTGCTCATTAGAAGAAGAAACAGAATTCTCTATACCGTCATTATTTCTAGAGTATAGTCTTCTGTCTAATGCATTAATTGATTGTTGTGGCATTGTAAATTTCCTTTATAGAGTATTTCTACCCTGCTCGCGTATTTGTGTTATAACTGTTACCATTCCTATCATACCCTAGACTGGATACCCTTGAGTTTATGCCTGATATTTCAAAACTTATAGGCTGTCCAGGCACTCGTAGCTTGCCGTATAATACCGGCACAGGGTCTCCTTGTACTATATTCTGCTGTGCTCCATTAAATAAGTACGAGCTTTCTTGGTCAGCATCAGTTGCAGGGTCGGGAGCCATAGCCTGCATAACACCCATCATAGCTAAGTTAAGTGCTATCATACCTGCTATCATACCCCCAGTACTCAACGAAGTGACCCCGGCTGCGCTAGTAGTTACTGCCCAACCCGATCCTGTCCCAGTAGCACCTAAACCACCTGACAAACCACCAGTAAAATACATCAAAGCAAATATAGCCAACGCTGTTAGTATCTTTGCACCGGCTGATTTCGACCCTGCGGGAATGGAAGTAATTGTAACATCCCCCTCTCCTAGGTCCATTAACAGTTCCTCCGCATAATCCAAGGTATTATCAGCTACATTTATTTCAAACCCTACGCCCTGCTCGTGGCAGTCCATAAGGTATTTTTTAAATGAAGGGTTATTACACTCAACAATCTTCAATACATCTTGAACTTTAGGAGCGTCGACTTGGAACCCTGTCCCAAATCTATGCCCAAGTTCTCCTTCTAAATATACATTACGCAACATAACGATAAGCCCCTTTTAAGTATTTGTGCCAGAACGGGTATATACTTTCCCTGCATGACAATCTAT